ACACCAGAACCTACTGCATTAGCNTAAGCACCACCACCACCATAACGACCCATACCTGCAAACTCTGACCCAATAGAGTTAGATATTTTGTCAGTAGTGCTAGATAAGAAATCATCAAGGTAAGATTTACCCCCATCTGGACTCATCATTTCATAAGCATTTAAACCATTTCCTGCATTAAAATCATCAAGGCTAGTACCAGTTTTACCAGTGTTCATAAAATTGCTTAAATAAGCACCACCAGAACCAGTTGGATTACCTGCTAAGTAAGAATTGTAGGTACTGGTCAAATCTTTCATTGCATCTGGTGAGTAGTTTTTATACATAGACCCACCCATGTTTTCCATATCAAGCATTGCTTTGGTAGGGTCTGAATAAAGGTTATTGTAATCGTAACCACCTAAATACTCTTTGTTGCCTTTATCAAATTCTGATTTAGCACCTGCTAATATTTCAGCTATGTAAGGCTCGGTTGGTGCGTAAGGTTTTACCTCACTTGTACCACTGCTAGATTCTTTTGACCTTGATGCACTTCCACCTAAACTCATATTATTTATCCTCTTTGTTTGTTAAATTAATTTCTAAAGCCAAATGAGTATCTTTGAACCCATGTGCTTTAAATACCTTTGCCCACCCTTTTCTTGAGTAGCAAATTGCCTTGTAGCAACCATTTTGTCTTGCCCAATCCATAAGATTTTGCATTGCAATATATTGCCATCTTTTACGTTCAGTGCCAGTCATTACAAAAACTGACCCTATTTTAAATTGTGGTCTTTCTATTATTTCACTAATAACAAAACCTTTTTTTTGTTTGTTTTCGTTATCCCAAACTAACCATAGTTGCATATCGTTATTGATAAGTTCCTTATAAACATCATCAACATCATATCCATTTTCAGCTTTTACTAAGATGTTAGTTAAATCTTTTTTTATTAACCAAAATATTTCTGGTACTTTAGCTTTAGGTATATTGACTACTTTAAAAAGTGAGCCATTTGTTTGTGCCATCATAAATAATACTTAACACTCCATAGTTTGTGTTTATTAGTTTATTTGTTGACCCCTCAATAGTGTTCCCAGTGTTTGCAGTAATAGTTATGTTGTGCGTACCTGCACTACCACTGCTATCTTTAATAATTAAATTTGTACCTATTGGTGGTGATTTAGGCAAAGTAAGTGTTGTTGCTTGATTTACACTGACATCAAGAAACATATCATCTACTTTTACATCATAACTAGCCACCCTAACTTTTTCATAAGGTATGTTTAATCTATTAACCATTGTATTAACTGCTTGAGTTAATTGTTGGTTAAAATATTCTTGGTTTTGCGTTGGTGTACGTCTTATGTATTCAATAGCCATTATAAAATTTTATTTAAGTGTTTAACACCATGCTCATCAGTAACCATTTCACCTTTTTCTAAGGTACAAGTATAAGCAACTTGATTACCTGCGTTACGTTCTGCAACTCTCTTACCCTCTAAACAGACTGATAAACTAGGTTGATGATACCAACCATCTAAACGTCTATCATCACCCTCAAGAATAAACATTGATAATACAAATACCATCTCAATCATTGGTGCGTTCCATTGTTTCTTAGTTTATCAACTAAAGTTTCTAAATCTATTATGCGTTCTTCTAAAAATTGCACTTGCATATCTACCTTTTGTATTTGTGGCATATCTGCCTCAACATTTTCTTTTAACTTTTCTTGATTAGTTGATAAAAATTCTACTAACATATACAACTCGTTTATTTCTGGACTGACCATTTTTCCTTTAGGCACTCCATCTATAAATTCATTGGCTTTGTCTAAATCTTTAGATATTAATTGTAATTCAGTTTCAATAATATTTAATCTTTCAATTACACCAAATGCAAACCATGAACCAATTAGCAATCCCCCAATAATAGATATTAAATTTTTAGCAGGTAAACTTACCTTGCTGTCCTCTGACAAAGATATATTTCTTGGCATTACTGCACACCATCAAGTGATGCGTTTACTTCTACCCCCATTGCATCTGACCAATTTGAACCAGATGGCACTTTAACTTCTATCTTATGGTATTTGCCAGATTGTCTAAATGAGGCAACACCATTATCATTGCAAGTTGTAAAGCCACTTTCTTTTGTAGTACCACCTGCACGTTCTCTACTCACTAAATTAATTTGACTTGGTGTATATCCTAAGTAAGTAACATTTAAAATATTTTGGTCTGGTGCAACCACAATAGAGAGTAGGGTATCATTAACAATAGTTGCTATGATAAACTTAGCATTGTTGAACTGACTACTTACATCATTTACTCTTATGACATCACCAACTGTAAGTTCAGTTGTAAATTTAGTTCCAGTGCCATTAATTGTAGTTGATGTAATACTTATTGTGCCACTCGCAACTTTTGGTTGCACATCTATAACTGGGTTTATGCTAGTCATAAATGTTCTTTTGCCATCTGCATATTCTTGTTCGCCTATGCTTATGGTTGCCTCTAAATTATTACCACTAAAAGTGCCAAACTTATTACTGCTATCAAATGCAGAGAAAAATAAAGTTCCACCTTGCCATATTCTACTATCAAATGAATCTGTAAAAGTTTCTATGTTAGTGCTTATGTTATCAAGTGCCTCAAGTGTTGTACCAGTGGTAAATGCACTAGATACATTTTGTGTTGCTACATCTATATAAGACCATCTATCAGCAGAATAATTATAACAAAGTATTCTATCTGGATTGCCACCAGATGAGTTGGTAGTAGGGTACGACCAAAAAATTAATTTATTTAATGGGTCATGCCCAGACGTAATTCTTAAAATATTAGATTGGTCTAAACTTTCATCAAACCATCTATCAATTTTGTTTTCACCTATAAGTGTTGTACTTTCACCATTTGTTTTACAAAAACCATCTTGTGATAAGAAAAATGTTTCTGACCCAACTGTTTGAATACTACCATGTGCTATTGCACCTCGTTCTTGCTCAATGGCTCTAATTTGAAAGATAGATGAACCACCTACAAAGTTAAGTTGAAATATTTTATTTACACAAAGTATTATGCCAAACTCACCACCAACTATGCCAGTAATTTCTGATGTATCAAATAGTGTTTCTTCATCTGATTGGTCAACACCAATAGTCCAACTTGCATGATTGCCAATAGCAGACCAATGTAATTTATTTCTGTTTGTTGGTTGCCAACCACTAACTACAAAGTTCCTAACAACTGCTGTATGCCAATAGGTTGGTGGACTGCCACCTAAATCTGACCAACTTGTACTTGCATCTAACTGCCATACTTGAGGTGTATTAGAACCATTACTTGCAATGATATAGTTACCAAATTGAGTAAACTGCCAATCATTGTCAGCAGGTGTACTAAAAGTTGTGCTACCACTAACATCTGTAAATGTGTTGGCAAGATAACGATATAATTTTGTACTATCACCTGCAAAAGACGTTATGTTTCCTGCTGATGATTTAAAACTTGCAAAACCTTGACATCTATTGCCTAAAGCATTTGTACTTACTGGTGCTAGACCTTTTGTTGGCTTATAGCTTTTAAATGATGGCACTACATTTCTAGCCTCTGTCAAACCCTCGTTTCTGTATTCTGGGTGGTCTGGAGTCCAGTCCATTTTTTTTTCTATTCCTCGTTTACAGTTGACCTCATAATCAATGGTGCGTCTTGGTTGTATTTATTCTTTGTATTTAAAGCCACAACCCTTTCAACTCCATTGTTATAAAAACTCAACCATTCTTGAATAATAGTAGGGTCAATACCTCTAATAAATGTGTGTGAAAAATATAATGCACCATACAAATAAACATCTGCATGATTTGTTAATATATCATTGTTATCACTATCATTAACTAATGTATCAAATTTCTTATAGTAATACATTTTAACCGAGTAGGTGCTATCTGGCATTGGGTAGAAATGTATATTATCACCAATGATAGTGTAAACCTCTGGTTGTCCTACTAATGAACCACCATACATACTAAATGCTGTTTCTGGTGTTACATACTGCAATGTATTTTTTTCACTACCATCTATATAAATAGTTGCAACACCTAAAAAGCCACTAGGCAATGCCTCTATTTCATCATTAACACTTAATGTAGCAAGGTTAATCATCTTGTTATAACCAATGTTAGCAAATTTACTGTTAAAGTCTTGTTCAGCTAGTGCAACAAAATCTGTTATCTCATTTGTTAAATCTGAACGACCTAACCAGTTAGCAATACTGGATTTTAGGTTTGCAAAATTGTTTAGTGCCATTTAAAAAGTTCCCTCTGATGTTCTTAAATATGCCCACTTTTCTTCACCCTCTAAACTGGTGAACATAAAACCATCTTCTTGCAACCATTGGTATGCAATAATAGTTGGTATTTCTGCAATGGCTCTCATAGACTTATCTCTATTGTAACCACTGCCAAATTCATTTCTTTGTGCTTTATTGTGTTTTAAAATGTTTTCAACATCTTGATATTTGTGTTCAATTAATGTTTGAGATTGTTCGTCTGCTTTAACAATCGTTCCCATTTCGCCATCATGTGTATGTTCGTATGTTTTAGCCATTTTTATTTATTTGTAATATTGTAAAATTTTGACAGGTACAGCATTTTTATTATTGACATTGATGCTTGATGTTGTTTGTTTTTTTGTTGCCCATTTATCAAGTTTAGTATCACCAACATAAACTTCTTTTGTAAATACTGTATAACACAACTTACAATTAGGTTTATCAATAGCTACTGTATCATTTGCTAAAATATCTAATTGTCTTACTTTCCAAGTGTCATCATTTTTATTAACACGCACAACGCAAACCATGTCAGAATTATCTTCAATTATTTTTATTTCAGCTTTGCCAACATTTAATAAGTAATTAAAAGCAGGTTCACTCCAGATGTTGTTTGTTCCGTCATAAATATAGTTTACAACCACTTTTTTATTTTTTAAATCTTTTACAACTTCACAATTTACTTGCGATTTTATTAAAGTTTCAAACTCATCTATATCTTTTAAAGATATATTATCTTTATCAGTCCATTCTTGAGTTACACAAAAAGAACCAGAACACAAAACATGAGCCATAGAGTTTTTAAAAATGTTAGTATTTGTTTCATGCTCTTGGTGAAATTTAGGGTCTGGACTTTCAATAAGTTGTGTTCTTGAAATAAAATCGCCATTTTTAGTTGCTTTTGTGAATGAAAATTGCATCTCATTATCTAAAGTATTGCAATTCCAAAATTCAAAAAATTTTTGTTTAATCATAGTTCCTCACTAGTGTTATGTGTTGTATGATTAGAAATTGCAGTAAAACCAATTATGTCATCAGTTAATTCAATTATTGTTTTAGTTTCTTTATTTAGATAATG